CTGATAGAAAAATCAGAAATAGAAACATTCCTCGATTTTATAACATATTGATTATCTTCTTTTCATTACATCTGTAGCCACTACTGATGCCGAGGAGCAAGATTGCACGCACATCCACATAATGGCTGCGAAGAAGATGGGTGGTGGTGGTCTTGGGGGGAACCTCGACGCAGCTTTCCGAATCATATACCCCAAGAGCATTATACATATACAAGAGCAACATATGGTACTACCATGTGTCATCAAGTACTTATTTGGCATTGGTTTTTTCCCATTACTGAGGTACGGTGTTAAAATTGGTATAGGTATCCTATTTATCAGTGGTAATTTGCAGAGTAGAAGCAAAGGAAATGGAATCATTAATATAGACTGATAAATTTATTAGCGTGTAGTTATAATTATATCAAATCTCTTGAGCATAAATAATTTCACCCCCTCAATATCTGGAAAACTCCAAAGAAACCACCGAGACCAAAACCCTGCACTCTCAATACCACTCTTATTCCAATTTTCCTTGGAACTTCTAGTCACATTCAACATTAGAGTGTGCACCTTGGCTGGGATTTTTTGTATCATAGTATTTTTTGGTATTTTACCACCGTGTCTTGATACATATGAACGCATACGTAAAGGATTCTTGTGTTTGGTGTAGTCGGAATACCCACTGGCACCAAAATCAACAGTCCTGCCGTTTTCGAGTGTAGCCCGGAACTTTTTTTTACGGTCTGGGCTTTTAGTAATAACTACGCGCATACTTAGTATTTACAAATATAATTTAGTTACCGCAGCCACACCCACTGGTGCAGTAGGTCTCCTTGGTGGGGGGGAAGATGTCGCGCTCGGGTCCACGTTTGACACGGTACATGTGATCGTACGCGTGGAGGGAGCCAATGGCGACCATCATCGTGAGGAGCACAGGCCTGTTCATCTTGCGAACGGAGAAACCATAAAGAGCCACAAGTGCGATCAGAACAAACTGAACAATGGTCAATGTGGGCATCATGGGCATCTTGAAGCGCTTGAGAAGCGAATCAGTCTTAGGGGTGGGCTCAGGGGTGGCGGTTACCATCGCTTCTTGCTTGTATCCGGGCATTTTTATTATCTACTGAGAAAATAATGTGGTCTCTCCTGTTGGTGCCAGGTGTAATGATTCTCGTGGATTATCTAAAAATGCCTATAGATACCTTGTATTTTACAAAGGTTGGGAGACCTCTACTTGGTATCGCAAATACGTTCAGAGATGTCATACATGGTACATCAAATCATTGTGTAAAGAATTATCCGGGACTTTTTCTGCTTAGAATGCACTACAGTAAGATACGTGAGGAGTTTAACAGGGTGTCACCAACTCTCGATAAGAAGTATTACCATGATATCGATCCCTGGTTTGAAAAGAATGACAATTATTACTTCTATAAAATTCAACACTTTCCACTACTTAACAGTCTAGTTAAGCAGATCAAGTGTGTAGACACAGCTGTAGCGGCATTTGCTGTGATAGATGGGCCGATGACAATACCACCCCATCGAGCAGAGTCTAACAAATTACTGAGATATCAACTTACTATACAGGGTGATGGTGATTGCACACTGTATACAGAGGGTGGTAGATACACACAAACCGGGGGTGAAGACTTTCTATTCGATCATTCAAGATATCACGAACTAGAAAAGAACGGTACAGGGAGGAGAGTTTTACTTATCCTCGATATTCATAGATGATCTCGACACACTGCTTCATACATATCACTCCCACCAATGAGCTCTAAACGTTGGTCATCCACGATACGTTTGGTGAATGGACCAGATACACCGTTATTACAATGCATACAGAGAGCTGAAAGTTTAGTGACTTCACAGGCGAGTGGGATACAGTCTATGAGTTCCCCAAACTTTTGCTGAAACGAGTCGGCATCGAGACCCGCCAAGATGACCGATTTATTCACAAGTAGGCAACACTCCACAAACCTTCTCAATTTGGGGAAGAATTGTGCCTCATCTATTGCTATAACGTCAGCCTCGTCGAATTCAACCTGTTTCAAAACTTCGAAAATATCATACACTTTTAGACAATTAAATTTTACATTATCGTGGGTCTTCAATACCTCATCGGGGGACCGTGTATCTTTCGCAGAATTGACAACCAGTATATTTTTACCTATAACCTTGAGACGTTTGAGCCTACGTATAAGTTCAGAGGTCTTACCTGAAAACATATTTCCCATAATAATTGACAACCCCATTCCCTCTGATTATTATAATATTGTATTTTTTATATGGGAAATGTCCACAAAGCCATGTATGGTGGGCATAGGGGGTATTACAACAAGATGTCCGGGTGCGTGAAATTCGATGGTATCGTGTTCATGAGTATATCAGAGGCTATAACGCATCTCAATCAGCTAAGCGAACATATACAGGTCGTTCTGTCCGAATGATTGAGAGCCCAATTTGTAAAATTCTACGGGCGAAGTTCGTTTTAACTACAACTGTACTGTCTTGAATATACTTTTTCGAGTGTGGTCTATGTTCATCCAGAACCTTCTTCATAGATAGCACCTTACGAAGTGATATATGACGACATTGGGTTGCATCAATTTCGAGTGTAACCTTTTGGTTAAGAGACCAGGTGCGCACAAAAAAGGTATCCAACTGATCGGGGGTTGTACTATCCGTTATCGAGATTGAACACACTCGCCCCATTAGTACTCTGAGTGATTAAAATATCTCCAAAAAGTAGAATGCCCCTCACGGATGCAGAAATTACCAAGAAAGTTGGGGAGTTGCGTAAAACACAGGGTAAAATCTATGCACCCCTCAAATATTTCAGGGGGATCACCACTCTCAAGGGGGTTGAGACTCGTTATAAAAAGATGCTCAAGAAAGACTATACCAAGTTCCGAACAGACAAAGGACAAAAGACTAAAACCTCCTCCTACACCCAGAAATTTAGGAAGATGTACGGACCAGAGGTTAGGTCCCTCCCTGAAATTGCTAAGGCTACTAAGATTCCTCTGAGGACTGTGAAGACCATCTACAATAGGGGACTCGCTGCGTGGAGAACCGGGCATCGTCCGGGTGCTTCTCCACAAGCGTGGGGGTATGCTAGGGTGCACAGCTTCGCCACTAAGGGGAAGACGTACTACACGGCGGATAAGGATTTACGGTAGAGCTCTGATGTATTCCCTCAAATATTTACATGCCTCTTCTTCTGTATCAAATTTTCCGATTTGTTTACCTCTTACTCTAGCCACCCATTTATTACCTTTCTGGCGGACACCCCCCTTTAGAGGTCTTCTAATTACAGGGTAATTCATAGGTTCTCGCTTGTGATTGGCTAAATATGTTCGAGCTTCTTCTTCCGTATCAAATGAACCAACGCTCGTTTTTACATCATTTACTTTATACTCCGCACACCAACGTTTATTTCGTTTATTTTGGTATACACACCCCTTTTTTGTCACGAGGGATATATGGTCTTTTGACATGAATTTTACATGATTTTCGGGATCTTCTGTGTAAGCAATCAAAACATCTTCGGCATCTTTCTTTTCATAAAAACCACCAAAAGTTAGTTGTTGTTTATTTACGTCAAGTGGGTAATATTTATAATTACTGTGAATTACACTTCCAATAAAACCCTTTCGAATAATATTTGCTTTGCGAATACCATTCTTTACCAGTTCTCTACCTTCATCAGAAAACTGCCCGTCCTGACCACCACCCGTTAAATTGTATCCATTCGGTGTGAGTGAGTTAAACATTATTATGTAAAACATTTCTTTTTCATCAAGTTGTTCCATTGGAATATCATCCTCCACGATTTCAAAACTCATATTTTCTGGTCCATATTTAGAAATAGCTCTAGATATAACGGTGCATCTAGAATTAGGATTTTTATGTTCTAAAACCCTCTTTTCAAATGTTCTAATTGTTTGTCCAATATAAGATTTTCCATCTGGAGATGTTATTTTGTAAATTAGTCCCATCCTTAATTAAAGACACATTCCAATTCTTTAATTATCCCGGAATGAGAGTACATTTTCTCAGATCAACGTCATCACGTGCGTTCGCACATACGCAAATCCAATACGAAGACGTGAACGCCAAAAACGCAATCG